ATTGGATTTCGCAAAATTGGAGAATGTTTAATGATGACAGAACAATGGCTATGATGGATATTTCTTATCCAATATGGCCAGATGATGTTTGTCGAACGGTGCCTTTAACCGTGCGGCGTAACTATAGTCAGATATTATTCGGAACTCAACAATTTTGTATCTCTAACGAGGAATTTCAAGCTGCACATCCAGGAGACGATATTGTTCAATTTATGAATGAGTTAATGCCGGACCAGAATGCGATGGCTCATCCGTCGATTTGGACACGAACGAAAGATTTCAGAATTGATGTATGGGATATGATTGTTTCGAACTTTCTATTCTATGCATGCGTTTTTGGAGTGGTTGCGTTATCAGCTCTTTCATTGTGCGTGACAGGATTCCTTCTTTCGATGGGATTCAAGTTAGCTAAAAAATGGACTATGACCAGCCAATCTTTTGACAAAACAGCAGCAAAGAAACAAGCCAAAATAATTAAGCGCATCGTTAGAAAACCTAAGAATATGACTTCACAAGTTATTGATGATGGAGCTGACAAGCTCTCAGCAAAGATATTAGGTAGTCATCAACGATGGACTAAATTTATTGGCAAAAACGGGAAATCTTCTTATGCATGGTTAACTTTTGTAGAGGGATCTGTAGCCGTAACAGCAAATCACGTAATGGTGATGAATGAAGGATGTGAAAAAGTACACATTTTTTACAATCCAGGCGATACAGAAGAATACAAAGAATTAATCGTGGGAGAAGTTCTCAGATTTGAAGACAGAGATCTAGCTTATGTTAGATTTACAAATTGTCAACCGTTTCCTTCACTTCGTAAGCATATTATGAAGGAGAAAATAACGGATAAAGTTACTGGCGCAGCGCGTGTGTCAGTTTCAGATGGAATGCGATCAATACATCATTCTACTTATATGGAACCTCGTACTAGGCAAACCGATCGAGCAGGTTCAGTCAGCGGATACTATGCAGTTGACCAACCAGGCGAAGATGGAGAGTGTGGAGCTTTAAACATACTCTATAACACGAAGTACGATACCAAAATAATAGGATTACATGTAGCAGCAGATTCTCATGGATCTTTGATTGCACCAATGTTTCAAGGTGAATGGGATCCACTGTTCAAGATAGTGGAACTCGAACCTGTACATGAAGTAATGAAAAACAATTGTTGTATGACCGAGATATATGTGCCCCCAGAAATCGATGTTCAGTTTGATGAAAGTCAAAGACTGCATCGTTATCATCAAGGTATGACAACAATTGCCAAAGTCAATCCAATGTTTTCTTTCCCAGGAAAAACTCAGTTGCATAAGTCCCCTATTGCAACAGGAGTTACAATTTCAACAGAGAAAGGACCAGTTCATATGGCTCCTCCTTACCCCTTAACTACGGCACCAGCGAAGTTAAGAAAAGGTTTGGATGAAAATGGAATTGAGCAAGACCCAGTTTTGCTTTCTCTTAGAAAATTTAAAGGAAAGAAAGTGCTTAAGATGCCCCCAGAATTCTATGATGACGATGTGTGGGATGGATGTTTTCCGACCTATCTCACTAATCGTGGTTTAAGAATGTTGACCATTGAAGAAGCAGTTTTTGGCTGCAAAGCACTAAATATTGATGGAATTGATATTTCTACCTCCAGTGCGTTTCCTTATGTGGCTGCAGGTATTAAGCGATCAGAACTCATCAATAAAGAAACCAAATTTATCCATCCTATGCTCCGTGCATCTGTGCAATACAGATTGGACATGGCAGCACAAGGAAAGATAGTACCTTTGGTTTGCATTGGAATACTCAAAGATGAAACTCGTGAGCTTAGTCGAGTTCATAAATATTTTACTCGAATGTTTTTGAATGGACCAATAGATCACTTGATTTTTTCTCGAATGGCGTTGGGCGCTTATGCAATCGCAGTTGAACATACTCGATTGGCAGATATTCAAGTCGGACTGAACCCTTATAGTTCTGACTGGCGAATACTTTACGAGCGCATGACACGTTTTGGAAAAGATATGGAGAACATCTTTGACAATGATACGGCAGGATGGGATATTAATTTTTGTCCTGAAGTATCATATGGATTTACTGAACAGTTTGAAAAGAGGATAACCAAAGACCCGTTTTGGTTAGCTTGTATTTTCTCGTGTTTAGCTTCCGCTTTCTCCCCTATTGTTATTGTATTAGATAATGTTATGATGGTAGACATGCAGCCTTCTGGCTGGTTTGGAACCTCATTAATGAACTCTGTTTTGAATTCAGTTAAAAATAGAGTGATTTTTAAGAAATTATCGCAAAAACATACTTCTCAACCGTTGAAATTTGAAGATTTCGTTGAATTGTTAGTTTATGGAGACGACGTCAACGGAGCTTTCGATCCAGACATTAAATCTTGGTTTAATGGGCAGACCATTGCCCAAGCAGCCAAGAAATATTTTAATCATGAACATACAGACCCTAATAAAGGAGATGATATTCCCTTAGGACGTAACATTGATTCGGTAGTTTTCCTTCAGAGGAAATACACATTTAGTGAAGGTTTAATCAGTGCCCCCTTATCTGAACAAACTTTGTACTCAATGGTTCAATGGATTCGAGAATCCAAGGAATTTCGTCCAGAAGTTC